ACATCATTCCCTGAATGATAGGTCCTCGTACGATCATACTTCAGATCAACACGATAATGATCCACTTGAGCATCCATGACGTCGAACCAATCAAGGTTCTTAACGCCACGGAAAAGGATTGTTTCGAGATTGTCGTAAACAAAAGTGTCTACGACAGGTGTTCCGAGGATGGCTGTGGTAGTCCTCATCCAACCTGGAGGAGCAGCTTCTTGGTACAGGGAACCAACATCAGTCGACACGCGGTCGCGTAAAATCTCCTGACCCTTGAAACAAAAACAAATGCGACGCCACTGAAAAGGCAAATTTGACTGGGTCTCAATGCCTATATTCTCGCGTAGGCCACGCATGAAACATTGGTCTGCCGTTCGGGAAGAGTCATCGACACCGCCCGCCGGTACGCCGGGGGTATTCGTATTATCCCTGGCAGTAGCGATCCAAGCAAAGGCTTGGGTGACACCATTGGTGGGACTAACAATGGTGGGTCCGAGGCCAGTGACAGGATTCACTGGGTCTAGTGGTCCAGGCTTGTTGGCGTTGATCATATGATCCGCCTTCTTGGTGGACACGATGTTCAGAATGCGCTTTCTAAAAACTCGACGACGCCGGGGGGTTTTTCGATTGGTCCGCTTACGCACGTACCCCCTCGTGGAGGTTCGGCGCACTGCGCGCCTCACTCCGCGACGTGCGTAGCGGACTCCATATCGCCTTCGGCGGTAACGGGGGTACATGATTGGTAGAAGAAAAGTGGAACTTTTAGGCAGCAGCGAAAAGGGACAAAGATGCCTCGAGAAAAGAGGGGACTCGAGGGGTATTTATAGAGGCCAGCTGTCCGCTGTCCGTTGGGGATAATATTAGTTTTCCCCAACGGACATGCCTCGTTATACTTGTTCCATTCCATATTGCGTTGCCGAGGGATGCCCCGGCAATTCTGCCTCAAGGACGCCAAGTTCGCCTTACTCACGTACCCTCAGGTCCCCGAGCCAGAGGCTAATGGCTTCGCCGATCTTGCCACCGAGCTCTTCTCCTCCGAGAGAGTGGCCGCAAGATGGGTTATTGGTAGAGAGCTCCACGCCGATGGTGGAATACACTTCCACTGCTTTCTCGACTTTGGCAGAAAGTTCTCGAGCCGAGACACCAGAATTTTCGATTTGGGAGGACGACACCCAAACATCGAACGAGTGGGTCGAACTCCCAGAAAGGCGTACGATTACGCCATCAAGGACAATGACGTCGTCAGCAGACACCCAGACGACTACGCAGGACCTGATGATCAGTCTGCTGGAGGAGGAGGAGAACAAAGAGAACCGTCCGCCGATTGGGTACGAATTGTATCGGCAGAAACACGTGACGAATTTTTCCGCTTGGTCGGAGAACTGCAACCTCGATCCCTTGTATGTTCTTACGTCAACATTGCTCGATATGCAGATTGGCGATACAGGCCTACGCCCACTCCGTATCAGCATCCAGAGGACTGGACGTTTAACCTGGAAAGTTACCCAGTACTGCTAGATTGGGTGGATGAGAGTTTACGAGGATCACCTGAAAGGTTAGAAATTCCATTTCTTTGCTCACTCTGTTTACAACGCATCTTTCGCGCTGCGCGGCCGCCGCTTAAGGGCGACAGGTCGCCCGCGGCCGCGAGGTTTGAAGCATATGGGGGGTGGTGGGTGTTTGCTTACTAAGCATTGACTGTTTTATTAGTAATACGCTGACTAATACAGACCTAAGTCATTAGTCATGTTTGGAGACACTCGTTTAGGAAAAACGGTATGGGCAAGAAGTTTAGGGCCACACCTATACTTCTGTGGCTTGTACTCGTACAAGGAAGCCTCGCTGGCCGAGGAAAGGGACTACGCCGTATTCGATGATTTGCAAGGAGGTATCAAGTTCTTTCACGGATTCAAGAATTGGTTGGGTGCACAGCAAGAATTCCAAATCAAAGGTCTATACCGAGACCCGGAAATGATTCAATGGGGCAAACCAAGCATTTGGTGTGCCAATGTGGATCCACGGTTAGACATGGATGAAGCGGACGTTCGTTGGTTAGAAGGAAACTGCTATTTCGTAGAAATAACAACACGTTTGCATTAACTATCTCTCATGCCAATACAAACATGCCTCAGGGGTGAAGGAAATCGCATCATTAATAGTGGCGGTGGTCTTGAAACGAAAGAAATCGATGATGTAGTAGTCGCCCATGCTCCGCTTAGTGTTGGAAGACAACACTGACTCGACTCGTCCGCCCGCGGACTCATCAGAGTTGTACTCCAGATTCTTGTTCATTGGGTGCCAGATCTTGATCTTTTTAATGAGACCCACATCATTCCCTGAATGATAGGTCCTCGTACGATCATACTTCAGATCAACACGATAATGATCCACTTGAGCATCCATGACGTCGAACCAATCAAGGTTCTTAACGCCACGGAAAAGGATTG